GAGCAAAAGCCATGTGTTGATTGTGGTGACCAATGGGGAACAATATTTGCTGTTAATGGTGGTATTTGTACTGCAATTTTGTGTTTTCAGTGCATTCTTGAGCATATTGAACAGGATGGGTTTGAATGACCAACAAATCATTGAAGACTTTCAATCTCCGTCGTACGACGATTGACATTGTTCGAACAAAACCGAATCAAAGTGAGTTTGTAGATCGAGCCATCAACAGATTACACAATCAAATGGATGATTTTCTTCTTCGAGATGTGCCAACAGAGGAAATGTTGAGGCATTTGCTCGTTAGAGCAGGCTGTCCTATCCACATCAAGGCTGTTATTCGAGATTATCTCGAATCAAACCCATAGCCAAGCAATCATTGCATAGTCGAGTGCAGTCGCACCAGCCACAGATACCAATGTAAGAGTTGAAAGAAAGATGTTGAACTTCATCAACCCTTCAAGGTTTGACTCCTTTTCTTCTCGTTTCTGATCTCTTTCCATTAGCCATTGGGCGAAACGTGCAGTTCTTGATGTTGGGAGATCTTCTTTTGTTTCTTCATCTGTCATTTCTTTTCACCTCGCTTGGCCATTTTGTGTGCTTCTCGAACAGCAGATCTAAATCCACCTTTCTTCCACTTGCCTGACTTGAGTTTGTATCGTTTCTGAATCTTCTTGAATGCGGCTTTGTATCGACGTTGATATGCTGACGCTCGTTTCTTTGGTTTTGCTGAAGCTTCAGGTTGATTCATACCATTCATCAATTGCATCATTTGACCCAACTCTGGGTTCATCATCATGATTAGTTGCATTAGTTGTTGGTTCTGATCCATATTATCGACTCCTAAATGGGCGTGCGGCGGAAATACCAGCCGCAACAAGTAGGGCGGTTGTTCGAAGTTGGGGATTCAATGTGGTAGCGGCAACCGCCAATGCCTGACGAACAAGAAGGGAATCACCTTTCTTCGAACAACCACCCTGGGAACAATCTTTGTCATGTGCCTGACAAGCACGGTCAAGACGGTCTATTGGAGTCACCTCAGGATACTTGTCGTAATCCTCAGCAGGAATAGACCTGCCGTGAGTCCAATCAGGGCCGCAGTAGCGACCGTGTATCTTGACCAATCAAGCACCTCAAGAGAGAAGTTCAGATTGAACAAGTGCTGCATAAACAGATGCATCAGCACGGGCACGGACACCATAGACACGGGCGTTCATGCCACGTCCAGTAGTGTTGCCAGTGCCTTCAATGTTCAAGTAAAAGTCATTGGTTGCGATGATAGCAAGGTATGGCAACTGTGTAGCAGGTGCAGAGTCGCTTGCATAAGCACCTCGGACAAACTGACCGCCTGCTTCTTGAATGTTAATTCGGTTGTGTGCAAGTACGTTTGCTGAAGAAATACCGCCTACAGTAGTGCGCTCAGTTGTTGAGATTGAACCTTGAATGACTGTATTGACACCAACAATTTGGTTTGGTTCGAGTAAATCTAGATCAACACCATAGACAACAAACACTTCATTGTCAAGTGGGTTCAACTGCAAATCAACTTTTGCAGATGTAAAGGTGTTCGCCGCAGATTCTGACACGCTTGCGCCAATCTGGATTATGCTGGATGTTTCTTTGAGGCCTTTGACCATACCCTATAGGAAAAGGTATGAAGTTTATAGTATATGTCTTACCCTAGTCTTGAACATCGTTACTGCTACGCTAGCGGTTTGGGGGCTACGTCCCCCGAATCGTTACGGTTTTCCAAGGAATCCCAGTTAGTTATTTAACTAAGAGCCGACTCGGAGATACTAATGTGCGTAGTTTGCAATATCTGTTTTGAGCCTTACAAATGTCGAAATGCCCAAATTATGGTGGTTTCTAACAAGGGATCGCCACATCTTCACTGGGAATGTGATGTGAATTTCAAGATGATGAGCGGATGTAGGAAGTGTCAAGGATGATGTGCAGTCAATGTGAACGTGCAATTGGTCTAATTGATGGCAAAATTATGGTTCAAGAAGTATATCGTCACGATCCAATTAACGATGGTGACTATTGTTTCTGTTCAATCAAGTGTTTGTTGGGGTGGTATCAATGAAAATTGACATACTTTACGGCAGAGAGCAAAAGCCATGTGTTGATTGTGGTGACCAATGGGGAACAATATTTGCTGTTAATGGTGGTATTTGTACTGCAATTTTGTGTTTTCAGTGCATTCTTGAGCATATTGAACAGGATGGGTTT